ACAATTGGTGGTGGAACTACTGGAACATATTATTATACTTTACATAATAATATACCAGTGATAACGTCAGCAAATATTCGTATATCAATGATAAATATGAATAAAGGAACTGATACTACAACATGTACACAAAATTATGCGCGTTCATTAGATGACGATGGTGTTCAGGATTGTGATGCTGGCCATATTTTAGCAAACCATTTAGGTGGACCAGGAAATCAACCAATAAACATTTTTCCACAAGACTTGAGTATAAATAGAGGTTCTTATGCTCAGTATGAAGCTAGTATTTATACTAGTATAACTACAAAAGGTGTAAATTATGCTGATCTATCGTGGACTTTCACATATTCATCAAATACTAAAACTAAACCAATAAATATTAAATATGATGTCCATTATACTGGTGGAACATGCTCATCAACATCAAAAATATTTACTAACTAACGACCCGTCCAAACTTTAACAATAGCTTTTGGTATAGTGCCTTTTTTTAAGCTCACCATATACTCGTCATATGAATAACCCCATTTTTGATATTTCATGATGTCACCCAATAAGGATTTTAGTTTCAATAATTTAGGCGATTCAGTAAAAAAAATTGTTCCAAATATTCTCTCTAAACAGCATCTATCAGCTCTACATTTAACTGCTGAAACCAGATTTGTTATTCCATATTTAATTTCTATTTGTTCAAGAAAACATAGATTTATATAACTTTGAACACCAAAACATCCATACCATTTATCGGTATTCATACCAAGAACATTAAATTCTTTTGAAACTTTATTATCTATTAAAATATTATTTTTTAGATTTTTTGCTATTCTTTTTGTATTATCTATATTTTCTTTGTCAGAATGAAAAAACCAAAAAGGTAAAACATTTATACCATTAAATTTTTCAAAATGAATACGTTTATGAAAAAATACGCTATCATGAATAATAACAGCATTTTCAAAAAATTTATATTTTAAAAAATAATAATATGGTAACAGCTCACCTCTACCAGGAAATTCTGACTGAATTATTTCTATATTTTTATAATTAAATTCTGAATTAACATATTCATAATTACTATTATCATCAATAATTACAATTTTTCTTAGAGGATAAAATGTTCTAATTAATTTTATACAATGATTCCAATATTTATTTTTTTTAACTGAATTAACATGTCTAGTTATAATAAATCCAAATCTATTATCCATAATATATATAAATATTATCTATTATGGATTTTATAAAAAAAAAATAATTCTAAATATGTGATGGGATCTTGTCAATATCTATTACATCTTCTGGCACATCACCTTTAAACTTTGTATAAGTATCAAATTCTTGACGTTCTAATTGAGCTTGAGGTGTATGATTATGTACGCATCTAGCTATCATTTTATATAATTTAAAATCTGGATATCTCTCTACTCCATTATTTTTATAAAGCATATTTATACCCTTATCATCTAAACACCATTCAAAAATTAAACGTTTAACCGGATCTTTTATTTTACTTAGATCTTTCCTTTCCTCAAAATCATCAATAACATAGTCAAAAATTGAACATGCTAGTCTACATAGATCAAAACTATAATTTGGCTCTAATCTAGGTTTCTTATCATTAAAATAAGGTTCTGTATTATATTGAGTTGCAGCATCTCCACCAGTTTGAAAACTATCACTACAAAATATTTTACCATCAAATTTAAAAATACTTCTACCAAAGTCTATTATTTTGAATATTCTTCCAAATGTTGGAACTTTATAATATTTTTTCTTATAACAATAGTATAAAAATTTCTTGTCAGTTTGACTGTACATTACATTATTTGTATGTAAATCATTATGCGTGAAATTAAAGGCTTTCTGGTATGTTATAAGAATCATTATTATTTGCATAAATGCTGAATACCACTCTTCATTTGTTAACTCATTTGTTAGAATTAAATCATCAAATGTGTTTTCACAAAATTCCATTCCAATAACTTGAACTGGAAATTTCGGAATAAATACATTTATTCTCTCCTCCTCTTCTTCCCATTCATCATCTTCTTCATCATCTTCTTCTTCATGACCTTCATCATCCTCATTTCCTTCTTCGTTATGGTCTTTTGATCCAATACTATTTTTCTCAGAACCTGAATCTAATACTTCACCATCTGGATCACAATTTTCACATTCATCATCTAAATCGCCATCATTTGTATATGAAGAACGAGAAGAACATGTTGAATTCGATTTTAACGTTACTTGATGGTCTGCTATCAAAGATACATTTGTTAAATCAACTAAATCTAATGTTGAATCTTTTAAACCATTTTGTAAGCCTGTTAAATCTAAATTATTATTCTCATCAAAAATATCATCAAATATTTCATTATCAACAGATTTTAATGATTTTAAACTAATATTATTACCAATTGTCAATGGTTTTAATTTAGTTTGTTCATGTTGAAATAGATGATCATAATCATCAATTTTAAATAAAATATTTTTATTTTTATTAAAAAAATCAGAATTATTTAAATAATCAATATCGTCAAAAACATTAATTTTAAACTCATTTTTAATACCCAAAAAAGAACCATAATATTCAACACCATGTGTAAATTTATATGTATTTCTTAATTGACTTGATAAAAATAAGAATAAACCATCAACATATGCTGAGTTATTTATATCAATAAATTTAGAATTACAATCTTCTACACTTGAATTTAGCTTTGGTAAACTAAATAATTTAGTATTTGATATGTCATATTTACCAATCATATATTTATATGGATCTAATAAAGGTGCCATTTTGAAGAATATTTCTCTATCCTTTACTTTATTGGTGTCTATATTTTTTATTCTACACATAAAAAGATTATCATTATCTTCAATTTGTTCGTTAATATTTGAAATATACCATTTATTATTGAGATTAATACTATTATAATTATTGTCATTCAAATTAAAAAATCTAGTATAAATAGGTATATAGTTTTGTGCTTTCGAGAGAAAAAGCGATGTAGGTTCTTCAAAATGCTTAAAAAGCTCAATGTTTTTCCTTTTCTGATAATTGATTGTTATCATCTTTAGTCAATTAAAATATAAATTAAATGTATTTTTAACTTATTATTTAGTTAATTAATAAATCTCTCTAAAACATTAGAAATTTTCATAATAGTATTCGTTTGATTTAGGAAAAAAACAAATTAATTTAATAGCGTTTAAAATATATTATATTTTCTTTTTTAAATATTATAGAAATGAGTCTAGAACTTAAAAAATTTGATATGAAAAGTATTCAATTTAAAGCAACTGAAAATAAAGGTCCTGTTGTAGTTTTAATTGGTAAACGTGATACAGGTAAGTCATTTTTAGTTAGAGATTTATTATATTATCAACAAGAAATTCCTATTGGTACAGTTATATCAGGAACAGAAGAAGGCAATGGATTTTATGGTAAAATGGTGCCAAGATTATTTATTCATAATGAATATAATTCAGCTATTATTGAGAACATCTTAAAGCGTCAGAGAACTGTATTGAAACAAGTTAAAAAGGAAATGGACACATATAAACGCTCAACTATTGACCCAAGGGCATTTGTTATATTAGATGATTGTTTATATGACAATACATGGTCTCGTGATAAATTAATGCGATTACTTTTTATGAACGGACGTCATTGGAAGGTCATGTTAGTCATCACAATGCAATATCCTTTAGGTATTCCTCCCACACTGAGAACCAACATAGATTATGTTTTTATTTTGAGAGAAAATTACATTGCAAATAGAAAAAGAATATATGATAATTATGCTGGAATGTTTCCAACATTTGAGTCCTTTTGTCAAGTGATGGACCAATGTACAGAAAATTATGAGTGCCTTGTTATTAACAATAACTCGAAATCTAATAAATTACAAGACCAAGTTTTTTGGTATAAAGCTGATAATCATAACGATTTCCGCCTCGGTTCTAAAGAGTTCTGGGAATTATCTAAGGGTATGCCGGAAGAAGATCAAGAAGAACAATATGACCCAAATAAGACGAAAAAGAGAGGTGCAGGACCAAAAATTAGTGTCAAAAAGAGTACTAAATGGTAAATTTTTGCTCCTCCGTTTGGAAAAGCAAGTTTTGCTTTCGCTTTAAGAAACAAAAACAATAATATAAATAATAACTTAAAGACTAAATTATTATTAATGTATAATTAAATGGAGCAATTAGATATTGTTAAACTGATTGAAGAGAACCCGATAACTAAGTTATCAAATGATTATAATATTAAATTATTAACAAAAATTAAAACAAATTTTACTGATTTTGAACAACAATTATTTTTGTCGAGTTTTTATTGTTATTTTAATTGTGATCCTGTAAAAGATTTTGTTATTGATTTAGATAATGTATGGAAATGGTTAGGATTTAATCAAAAAGTTAAAGCTAAAGTGTTGTTGGAAAATCATTTTAAAATAGACAATGATTATATAAAGTCGCTTTCCCAAATGGGAAAGCAAGATGAAAAATCACATGGTGGTCATAACAAGGAAATATTTATGTTAAATATTAACACATTCAAAAAATTTTGTCTAAAGGCAGGGACAAAAAAAGCTGATGAAATACATGATTATTATATGAAATTAGAAAAAATAATTCAAGAAACAATTAATGAAGAAAATAATGAATTAAAATTACAATTACAAAATAAAGATAAACTTATTAATGAAAAACAAAAAGAAGTTGAACGAGCATTAATCAGTCAATTTCCAGTAAACACTGAATGCATTTATTTTGGAACTATTGATAATACAAATGAAAATGGAGAGAAATTAATTAAATTTGGTCATACTAATGATTTATCAAATAGAGTTTCTTATCATCATAAGCATTATATTAATTTTAATCTAAAAAATGCTTTTAGAGTTCAAAACAAAGTAGAAATTGAAAATCTCATTAAATCACATCCAAAAATTAAATCACAATTGAGAACAATTAAAATTGATGACAAAAATAAAACAGAAATTATTGCCTATAGTGATAGTTTTACTATTGATAAATTAACAAAAATTATAAAGGAAATTATACAATCCAAAATTTACAGCTTAGAAAACTTCAATAAACTTACTAAACGCAATGAAGAATTAGAAACAGAAAACAATTCCTTATATGAAAAAATAAAATTGCTTGAAAAAAATAGTTTGGAACAAATTCTTGAGATTAACAATTTGAGAGAAAAATTAGATAAACAACAACAAACTATTGATTCTATTAAGAGTAATGAAATATCAGTTTATCAAATTGTTTTACTGCCTGAAGATGAATTAAATAAAAAGTTTAATGAATTTGTAAATGAAATTTGTATTGTTAGACCAGATGTTCAAGAATTATCTGTTAATTTAGAAGGAAGGTATCGGTTATGGAATAAAGTTAAACCAACTAAAGAGGTATTTCATGCTTTAAAAAATTATTTAGACACCAGATTTAAACCAAAAAGAATCGATGGTAATCACGGATACATTGGTATTAAATTAAAATTGGTCGAATATAAGAAATCTTCCAATAATTCAGATGTTGAAAATTTTATTTTTCATGGATGCGAATTTTCAGATTGTGGTAAAATATTAAATTCAACATTATTAAAAGAATATCAAAAATGGAAAATTAGTGTTAATAAAGAATTATTAGACAATGATATGAAAGATATTAAGACATACTTAAATGAATTGCCATATACTTTAAAAGCTAATGTTTGGGTTGATGGTGACTCTAATGAAGGTTATTATGGAATTTCATTGAAACAACCATATATTCAAAAGGAAAGAATGTCATCATCAACAGGCAAAAAAGTGTATAAAAGAGAAAAAGACACTAACGAATTATTAGCAACATGGGATACCATAGCCAAAGCAGCAGAAATTGAGGGCGTTTGTTCTGCTAAGATGAGTAGATATATCAAAAATAAAAATATAATAAATGACTATTATTATAGTGTTATTTAACAATCGTCAAATGAGATAGTAACTGGATATTTTATATAACAATAATCTCTCCAAGTTGTATTTGGATTATTTGATTCACACCAGTCAAATAATATTTTACCTGTATCAAGTTTGAATGGAAATGGCTCCCACAAATTGTATTTAAATGTTAGCAAAAGATTCATTATGCCCATTTCATTTGTTCTACATAAAGTATAAATATTCATAGCTTCTATCATTTGATTTTTATCACATAATCTTAAAATATTTGTATCATAAATCCAGATACAATTTAAAAAATAATTTTCATTCAAAATATTCTCTCCAAAATCTTTTTTAACTTTTTCCACCATTTCTTCATTGTCATAACTTAATTGACATTTAAATAAATTATAGTCATTATATTTTCCATCTTTAGGTGCCAATATTTTATCTTTATAATCAAGCTCTAATAAATATTTTACATCATCTAATATTCTTAATCCAGCGTCTAAAAATACTACACGATTCCACTTCATAAAATAATCATCAAATACGTGTATTTTTTCCAATTGATTTAATTTTGTAATTTCTCTCTTATCTGAATTTGAAAATCCATTGTTGCCTATTTTATTCAAAAGTTCTGATTTATCAATTTGATTAAATTGAACTTCAATAATATTATAAAATTCTTTAAAATTATCATTTAAATTAAAATCAATTGTTATAATAACTATGTCTTTTTGCCAATTTCCCTTAGTTCTCAAATCAATAATAGTGCGTTTAGCTTTTTTAAAATAATTTAAATCTGTTACAATAACAAATGTAGTATCTTCTTTTGTATTATTAATTTCTATTATATTTTGTTTTGATATATTATAATAAAATTTATTAGCTTCTTCAGTCATAGTACGATGTATCGTTATAGCATTATTTAATTCATGTTCATTTTTATGTGGATCTATTAGAAAATTTTTATTATCAATTTGTATAATATTATATTTATTTTTAAGTTCATTAATCCATAACCCAATACATAAATCATCACACCAATGTTTATATGAATTATTTATTCCATTTTCTTTAACATAATTGTATAAAATTTTATATAATCCATTGGATATGGCAAAACCAGCTCCGCCAGACATATATAGACAAAAATCTTTTTTAATATGATCTAATTCATTACCAATATAATAAAAATCATCTTTGTTATAATTTGTTAATAATGATTTAAGTCTATCGATAAAAATAAATGTGTCATCATCTACAAAAATATACCAATCATATTCAAGAATATTACTCATATTATAAAAAAAATGTATGTATTTCCATGTAATATTTTTTTCATCATCCATACAATTCCAACCAAAATGTCTCTTTTCAATATTAGATTTTGATGTTAAATAAAAAATATCATTTTGATTGACATCATTAAAGAAAGTTTCCATTTGATATTTTACACGTGTATCTAAATATTTGTCACAAGTAGAAATAATATAACAAATTTTCATAATTGTAATATTATTTAATTTTTAAATACTAATTAATAAACTTTATTTTTTAGCAAAAGGTCCCGACTTTAATTGACTTTGACCATAATCCGACTTTCCAACCACAATATTTTCACCTTCAAATAATTCCTTACAAATATCAGCGGTTGAAATATTTTCTTGTTCACCTAATGCGAATTCTTGAGTTCTAGCATTATTTACACCAACTAAGTTACCATTTTTATCAATAGTTTGAGACAAAGTGTTACCAGATTTTTCAGCATTCTTAATATTTTCCTCAATAGCTTTTTGTTTAGTTTCCTTAACACGCTGCTCAAAAGCAGTCTTAGCATTAGCTTCATTCTTTTGTTTTTCATGCATTAGTTGATTTAATTCCTCTTCCATATATTCAACACGACCTGTCTTATATGCTTCAGGATCCCAAGGCATCCACATTCCAACTGGACCAACCATAATATCATGATTAGAGTCAATTTCTCTCAACATTTTACATCTTAATTCTGCTTCTTCTTGTGTAGGATAAACACCTCTAATCTTTAGACCTCTTGTGCTTGTCTGAAAATTGTTCTCAATATCAAATTTCTTTTGAAGTTCATCTTCATGATTATCTAAATAAGTTTTATAATCATCAGCTAGATTTGATTTAGCTAAATTATCCTTTTCTTCTTGAACAAAATCCTTAAAATCTTTATTTAGATCTTCAAATGATATATTATATTTAAATGAAATAAAATTTGTAAATTGTAAAAATTTTTCCATAGATTTATTGAACTCCCAGTTCTTTAGGAATTCTTCGAAGAAAAAAATTTCCTTTTGCTTTAGGATTTTTTCTGGAGAACAAAAAGACATACACACAAATTTTTGATTAGCAATAGGCTTATCTTCCTCTAATAAGTCAACATATTTAGGATTTTCCTTTCCATTTTGTTGTTTTCTCTCAAAACCGCCTTTTTTAGATTGTTTAGATTTAGAACGATCCATTTTAATTAATTAAATTATTTATTTTTAAGTTTTTTATCGCAATAATAATTTTTTCTTAACATTTAATATAATGAACGGATTAATAAACGTTGGTGAACTTGTTAAGAGAATTATCAAGTATCTTGTTGAAGGTTTAATGGTTGCTATTGCCGCTTATGCTATTCCTAAACGTTCTTTGAATATTGAGGAAATTGTTTTGATTGCTTTAACTGCTGCTGCTACATTTAGCATTCTTGATACCTATGTTCCATCAATGGGTGTAACTGCTAGATCAGGAGCTGGTTTCGGTATCGGTGCCAACTTGGTCAAATTCCCTGGTG